CAACTAGAAAAGATAACTAAACTTGCAGGAGAAATCCGTGAATGGCATGGTAGGCAAACGCTGCCTTGGTCGGACACAGGCACAAGATTATTACCTATGACTAACTTTTTTGATTACAAACATCAGCTAGGAGTTTATGAGGCTGAGTTTAAATCACGTGTAAATACCTTTATACAAGAGTATCCAAACATCATACAAGGTATGGCATTTAAATTAGGTAAGTTATTTGACAGAGGTGAGTATCCTGAATCTGACAAGATTGCTAACAAGTTTGATTTAAGATATACTATTATGCCTGTGCCTGAAACAAATGACTTTCGTGTCAACATAGCAGATGATATTCGTAACGAGATGCAACAAGAATATCAGAAAGCATATGAAGGTAGAGTTGAAGCTGCGATGTCTGATGCATGGTCTAGATTACACAACACACTAGAGCATATGATTGACAGGCTAAGTGGTGAGGATAAGAAAATATTTAGGGATAGCTTAGTAGATAATGCATTAGAGTTGACAAATCTATTAACTAAGCTTAATGTAACAAACGACCCTAAACTAGAGAATGCTCGTAGAGAATTAGAACGTTTACTAGTAGGTGTAACAGCTGATGACTTACGAGAAAGTCAAGGAGCAAGAGCCGCAGTAGTTAACAAAGTTAACGAAATTATGGAGAACATATGAAGATTTACCACGAAGTTAACAGAGAATCACCTGATATACCTAGTGAAGACAAGGAGAAGATGGCAATACTTAAACTTGTTGACATAGGTAAGTATGTTAAAAACGTAGGCATTCGAGATGGTCAATTCTATGTGATCGCTGAGAATGATACTGATGAAATCTATTTAGAATATAGAGGGGCATTAAATAACATACAAGCCCTTATGAATACGAAGATAGATTTTAGATTACAACAACAAAAGAATATGGAATACCATAATAAAAAAGCACAAGCCATGCAGAAATATATGGAAACACCTAAATGAAAAAAGAACCTGTAAAAGAAAAGTGGGTGAAACAACAAGTAGTAAAGATGTTGAAAGCAAGGCATCTGTATTATTTCTTTCCCGTTGCAGGTCCGTATCAAAGTTTAGGTGTGCCTGATATTGTTGCATGTGTAAGAGGTAGATTTGTAGGTATAGAATGTAAGGCAGGCAAGAACCGCCCTACCGAAATACAACTGCGAAACCTTGAAGCTATACGTGACAATAGTGGGATAGCTATGGTTATAACTGAAAATGACTTGGAAGCATTAGAACAAAGATTGGAGACACTTACATGACAATGTTAAAAAATATATTAAAGAAATATAGAGAAGTAAAAGATATGGTTAACAACCCACCCCACTATACACATGGTGGTATTGAGACTATTGATTACATGGAAGCTAAATCAACACCTGAAGAATTTTCAGGACATTTACGCTTAACTGCTATTAAGTATTTGTCAAGAGCAGGATTAAAAGAATCAACACTTATGGACTTGAAAAAAGCACAATGGTATGTTAACGAGTTAGTAGAGTTTGTAGAGAAACAGACTGTGAACTCTAAATAATGTGGGTATTTCAGCTTGGACTAATATCAGGAGTTATGGTAGGATTAGAACTTAAGTTTCTAGAGGAAGAAGCACCTTATGTTTTTTCTTTAGTGCTTGACTTATTCATAATCCGATTGGTATTACAAAAGCTTAAATATGTCAGATGATGCAGATAAAACTCAAGAAAGAATAGAATTAGAAGATGCCATTCGCCGTAAAGGTATGAGTGATATTAACTATGTCAAGCCTACAGGCTTATGTTTAAACTGTGGTGAGAAACTTAATGACTCAAGACGTTGGTGCGATAAAGATTGTGCTGATGATTGGGACTATCACGTCAATAGACGCAAATAAAAGGAGAGAGTTATGGCAACAAAGTCAACGAAGCCTACCGTTAGGGAGACTTCTGCTACGACATTCGATCGTGGCGAACGCAACCTCATCGTCACCATACATCATGGTGTTATCAAAATTAGACCTAAAGGATTGAAGTCAGAAGAAATTATTGACATCTCGGCTATATATGAGCATGCAGTTAAAGCTAGAGTAAGGGGGAAATAATGGCTAAACCATATATTAAAGTAGTAAGTGTTAAAGACAGAAAAGAAGGCGATTGCAAAATAACATTAGATATGAACCATGAAGGTAGAGAAGTTATATTGCAAGCAGGTATACAAAAAGCATTAGCAGATTATACAGTAGCAAACTCAAAGAAGTTATCGTTTTGGGACAAGCTACAAATTTGTTGGAGTATATTGAAATGAACGAGTATAGTGAAGAGTTTAAGTATTGGTATGAAAGATGTTTTTCACAAAGTCCTAGTCAATGTGCACTACAATATGATGATGAAAAAATGTGGGAAGCTTGGAAAGCAGGTTACAACCTAGCTAAGAAAGAAATAGAGAATGCCTAAACTAATTACGTTGGACTTTGAAACATACTATGACAAAGAGAATGGTTTAAAGAAGTTAACGACAGAAGAATATATACGAGATGATAGGTTTGAAACCATTGGTGTTGCAGTTAAAGCTGATGGTGTAACTAAATGGGTATCAGGCACTCATGAAGAGATTAAAGCTTTCTTAGATACCTATGAGATGCACAAACACTTTGTGTTAGGACATAACATGAGGTTTGATGCCGCCATTCTTTCATGGCACTACAACATTCACCCACTAGGTTTGTTTGATACTATGAGTATGGGGCAAATTTTACATGGTTTAACTGAGTCAGTATCATTAGCTAACCTTTCTAAGTTTTATGAACTAGGTGAAAAAGGCACAGAAGTATTAGATGCATTAGGTAAACGCAGAATTGACTTTACTGCAAATGAGATGTGTGCATATGCCAAGTATTGCATCAATGATGTAGAACTTACCTATGATTTATTCTGTGAGATGAAAGATAAGTTTACTGCACCTGAGATGAAACTTATTGATCTAACTATGCGTATGTTTACAGAACCTAAGCTAGAGCTTAATAAAGGATTGTTGATACGACATCTCCACGAAGTTAAAGAAGCTAAAGAAAAATTACTAGCTAGTGTTTGTGTAGAAGCTATAGCACTTCCAGCAGGCACAGATAGAACTACTGTCGATAAAGAAGTTTTAATGAGTAACCCTAAGTTTGCAAAATTACTACTTGAACAAGGGGTAAATCCACCTATGAAAATAAGTGCAACTACGGGGAAATTAACTTATGCGTTTGCTAAAACAGATGAAGAATTTGAAGCTTTATTGGGGCATGAAAATCCTTACGTTCAAGCTTTGGCTGCTGCTCGTATCGGTAACAAATCAACGATTGAAGAAACACGCACAGAAAACTTTATTCAAATAGCCAACAGAGGAAAACTTCCTGTTCCACTCAAATATTCAGGGGCAGTGGTATCCCATCGATGGTCAGGCGTTGATGGGATTAACTTGCAGAACCTACCAAGAACATCAGAGCTACGTCGTGCTATATGTGCACCTAAAGGTTATAAGATTGTAGCCTCAGATTTAAGTAACATTGAGTTAAGACTAGCGTATTGGTTTGCTAAATCTCATAACAAGGTTGAGCAAATTAAAAATGGTGTTGATTTATATAAACAATCAGCTAGTGAGATCACAGGTATACCTTATGATAAGATTGATAAAGACTTACGATACATATTTAAAGTTGTAAACTTATCAGGTATTTACGGCGTAGGGGCTATGAAAATGCACTCTATTCTAAAACAAGGTGGTGTAGATAAAGAATTAAATGAAGTTAAATCTATTGTATATGCATATCGTAAATCAAATCGTGAGTTAACTGAAGCATGGCAAGATGCAGGCACAATGTTAGAGTGTGTAAAATCAGGTAAGCATTATGCTATGGGTAATGGAAATATAATTACTTCGGTTCCTCATGAAGGTATGATGAAACCTAATGGCATGATGTTAGGATTACCTAATTTAAGAAAACTAATAACTGCAACTGGAGAGTCATGGGTATATGATAAGTTGTTTGGGAGAAGTTTAATTCCTGAGTATATACACCCCGCTAAAACATTTCAACGTTGTATACAGTCGTTGGCTCGTGATATAATTGCAGAACAATTAATACAAGTATCGAAAAGGTATCCTGTCGTTATGACTGTTCATGATGAGTTAGTTATGCTATGTAAAGACGATGAAGTCGATGATTGTAAAACATATGTAAAACAGTGTATGACTACTGCACCTACATGGTGTAGTGACTTACCTTTAGATTGTGAGATAGGTGTTGGCGATAATTATATGGATGCTAAATAGGAGTTATTATGGATACAGTATTAGAATTTAAAGAGAAAGGCTATGTTCACTTAAAAAGCTTTTTACATGCAGACTCATGTAAAGAACTAACAAGAGAACTTAAAAGACTAGTTGACCAAAAGAAAACCGTTAAAGATGAACAGTGCCCTATGTCTGAAGCTATACATGGCACAGTAACTTTTGACAAACTACTAGAAGATTTAACACCACACTTTGAACAAGCATCAGGACTTAAACTATTTCCTACATATTCTTATGCAAGACTCTATAATACTCAAGGCGAAGAACTAAAAAACCACAGAGATAGACCTGCTTGTGAAATATCGGCTACTCTTACATTAGATTTTGAAGGCGATGTATGGCCTATCTATATGGGTGCTAATGAAGATAAGTCTAACGCCACAGAAATTAAGATGGAGATTGGTGATGCAGTTATGTATAGAGGTTGCGACATATATCATTGGCGTGAACCATACAAAGAAGGTAAATGGCAGGCACAAGTATTCTTACATTATGTAGATCAGAATGGCCCTCATGCTGAATGGAAATATGACAAGCGTGAGTCGTTAGGTATGAGTAAAACTGCTTGTGAACAAACAAATCAGATGCAACAATTTGAAGATTGCTATCTAGTTCGAGATGCAGTAAGTGCAGCTTTTTGTGACAAACTTATTCAAGAATATTCTAAACCCGAAGTCGATAAATTACCTCCTACTATAGGTGGTGGCGAAGGAACGATTGATTTAGATATTAGAAATGTGCAACGATTACAACTACCTTTATACGCAGGTATTGGTGCAACTCTTACAGCAATAGGTTTAAATGTAAATAATGAAATATGGAAGTATGACATTACACATTCTAATCAATCAGAGTTTTTAATGTATGATGTTAAAGGTAAATATGAAACACACGTAGATACCTTTCATGGTAGATCAACTGAAGTTAGAAAGCTTACAGTATTAGTATTCTTAAACGATGATTTTGAAGGTGGTAAGTTTTATATTGCTAATGGACACAATCGAACGTATCCTGAACAAAAGAAAGGAACCGTTTTAATATTCCCTTCCTTTATGCCACATGGTGTTGAGCCTATAACCAAAGGTATTAGATACTCTATCGTAACGTGGATGGTTGGACCATACTTTAAATAAAATGTTAGAGCTATTAGTAGCGTTTAGTTTGTATAGATTTGATGCTCATTGGTTTTGGTGGGTATTGTATGCAATTATATTATTGGAGAAACTTAATGAAGAACACCGCCCGTAATGATATAACTGGAGATTTTATTAGGTCAAAACCTAGTAGTGATATGTTTGAAGAAGGGCATGAACGTATATTTGGTAAGAAAAAGAAAAGTGATGATGTATCTCCACACTTACATGAATATCAACTTAATAAATCAACAGGCGAAGTAGAAAAGGTAGAAGATGGCGACACAACAAATACACAAAAGTAGGCGGCATAATAATCCTATGCTAACGCATAATGGTAGACCTAAATATAAAGCATATAGTGTTAAGCAATTAGAAGCTGTATTAAATAAAGAAAAGCCAGTGGGTAAAAAACTTGCTAAAATTGTAAAGGAACTAAACCGAAAATTATTGGCTTGGAGGAAGTAATGTCTGAATTTAAAACGTGGTCTTATTCAAGTGCTACTGCATTTGAAAAATGTCCTAAGCAATACTACCACCTGTATGTAGCAAAAGATATTAAGCAAGACCCAAATACAGAACATTTTCTATATGGTAACGAAGTGCACAAAGCTTGTGAGTTGTATGTTAAGAACGCGACTCCGCTTCCTGTCAAGTTTGAAATGTTTAAACCAACACTTGACAAATTAATATCTATTCCAGGCGATAAATACTGTGAATATAAATTAGGCTTGACAAAAGATTTAGAACCTTGTGACTTCTTTGCGTCTAATGTTTGGTGGCGTGGGGTAATAGATTTACTTGTTGTCAACCCCGAAACTAAATTAGCTACCTTAATTGATTATAAAACAGGTAAATCTAGTCAGTATGCAGATACTAGACAGCTATCTTTATTTAGTGTAGCCATATTTAAACACTTTCCAGATATGACTAAAATTAAGTCTGGTCTAGTGTTTTTAGTGTCAAAAGAGATACTAAAAGAAGACTATACCTCAGATAAAATAGATGATATGTTTGCAGAATGGGGTAAAATAACGTATAGGATAGACGCTGCCCATAAGTCAGGAACTTTTAATGCAGTCCCTAATTTTGCATGTAAGAAGTTCTGTCCTGTTCAATCATGTTCACATTGGGGAAAATAATGGCAAGAGATTACCAAAAAGAAAACGAATATAAAGCACAACCTGATCAAATTAAAAAGCGTGTAGCAAGAAATAAAGCTAGACGAATGATGATAAAAGCTGGTAAAGTGCATAAGGGTGATGGTAAAGATGTAGATCATATCGTGCCTTTAAGTAAAGGTGGTAGTAATACCCCTAGTAATATGAGAATTAGAAGTAAAAGTGCTAATAGTTCTTTTCCTCGTAATAGCGATAAGTCTATGAAAAGGAATGTAACCAATAAAAAGTAGAAGACCCGCAAGACGTGAGTGCGGAAAAACCACGTCAGTTAACAATAGATAATTCCTTATCAGAATGAAACCTTTCGATCTAGGTGTTAACACTGCAGTGTGTAGACGTGTCACTACCTCTCTCGGTGGCACGTCTATTTTTAACTTTAGGAGATTGCATTGGAAGTATATAAAGACAGGGCGTTGATTGTTAACACAAAACGACCTGAACTCATTTTAGAAAAGATACCTAAAAGTAAGATTGTTAAATCTTATGATAACGGTGTTACTCAAGTAGCCGTTAATTGGGGGTTAGATGAAGTATTAACTTTATCAGGTATGAAAGTTAAAAACCCACCATCACCTATTACACGTGATTACAATTTTCCAGGAATTCATAAACCGTTTGATCATCAAAAAACAACAGCTACCTTTTTGTCTGCTCATAAGCGTGCTTATTGTTTATCAGAAGCAGGAACAGGTAAAACTTCTGCTGTTATATGGGCGGCTGATTACTTGATGAGTCAAGGTAAAGTAAAAAGAATGTTAGTAGTATGCCCACTATCTATTATGCAAGCGGCATGGCAAGCAGACTTTTTTAAAACTGCTATGCATAGATCAGTAGGTATTGCTCATGGTAGTGCTGAGAAACGTAAGAAGGTATTTGCAGAAAATACAGATGTCGTTATAATTAATTATGATGGCGTAGAAATAGTAGAGAAAGAAATAAAATCTGGCGGTTTTGATTTAATAGTTGTTGATGAAGCAAACTATGTCAAGACTGTCACGACACGTCGCTGGAAGTCATTAAATCGTGTGGTCACACCTGATACATGGTTATGGCTTATGACAGGAACACCCGCTGCTCAATCACCAGCTGACGCATATGGACTGGCTAGACTTGTGAACCCCGCATCCGTCCCTAAATATGCAGGAACATTTAAGGATATGGTTATGCAGAAAGTTAGCCAGTTCACCTGGGTGCCTAGATTTAATGCTCAAGATATTGTATTTAAAACATTACAACCTGCCATTCGTTATACTAAAGACGAATGTTTAGATTTGCCTGATGTGTTGTATACCACTCGTGAAGTCCCTCTAACTCCTCAACAAGATAAGTATTATAAAAAACTTAAAAAAGATAAATATATGCAAGCGGGGGGAGAAGACATTACAGCTGTTACTGCAGGTGTAGTGCTAACAAAGCTATTACAAGTAAGTGCAGGTGCAATATATTCAGATACAGGTGAAGTTATTGAATTTGATATATCTAATCGCATGACTGCTTTAAAAGAAATTATAGATGAAGCCAGCCACAAAGTTATTGTATTTTGTCCGTTCCGCCATAGTATTGAAAAAGTTATGTCTGAATTACATAAGGAACATATAACTTGTGCCACTATACATGGTGAT